CCGATACGGAGAAGCAGATTCTCGCGTTGGAGCGGTTGCAGGCCGCGAATGAGAAGGAAGCGCCAAAGCGCGTCTAGCACAGTTCGGTACTTGATGTAACTGTGCTAGGTGACACCTTTCTATTTTGTGTCGCCTCGATCGACATCTGCTGTCGATCTTTTGAAATATTTCTTGCTTTTTCTTTTTCTGTTTGTTATATTTCTATTACTGCGATTCGCAGTATTTCTTTGGAGCTTAATTATGAATCTGTCGTCTGCTGATAAGCTGCTGTTGATTTCCGCTTTGGATACTGAGGCCGCACGCCTTAAGCGTGCTGCCAATTCCACTTCTAATCCGTCTATCAAGGATATTCTTGGTGGTCAGCTTTCCGAGGTTAATGCTCTTGCGGCTCGTGTTCATAACGAACCCGCTGTTAAGGAGGGCAAGTAATGGCTACGCTTCTTGCTTGCGCTGTTCGCGATGAAGCTCTCCAAGCTTTTAATCGTCCGTTTTTTGTTAATTCCTTGGGTCTTGCGATTCGCTCGTTTGAGGATGAATGCAATCGTAAGTCTGATGATAATGCTATGGCTAATCATCCTAAGGATTTTTCGCTGTGGCATGTTGGCTCATACGACGAGGAATCCGGGCGTCTTTCTGCCCTTGACGTCCCCGTTCGTTTGTGCGATGCTGTGTCCGTAGTCTCTGATTGACTTTTTTTAGGAGGTGTGCCATGAAACCCCTGAAGCGTAAGCCGGTGAATAAGCATCGTTCTGCTTCTAAGTTTCGCAAGCACGCCCAGCACACGAAGGCGCCTAATGTTTCTCACGCGCCTATGCGTGGTGGCTGGCGTCTTTGATGATGTGATATGCCCTGTTATAGTCCTATTCAAGCGTATCGTGATACTCGTTCCGGTGCGCTTTTTTTTTGGCCTAAGGCCGGTACTGATTCGACGTTGTATGTACCCTGTGGTCAGTGCGTCGGCTGTCGGTTGGAGCGTTCGCGTCAGTGGGCTGCGCGTTGTATGAATGAGGCATCTTTACATGAGGAGAATTGTTTTATTACTTTGACGTATAAGGACGCGCCTAAGTCTTTGCAATATCGTGATTTTCAGCTTTTTATGAAGCGTTTGCGTAAGCAGTGGCCCGGCGTTCGTTTTTATATGTGTGGTGAGTATGGCGAAGATTTTGGACGGCCTCACTATCACGCTGTGTTATTCGGTATGAATTTTCCTGATCGGTATCGTTGGAGGAAAGTTAATGGCCATCAATTGTATCGTTCTCCCAAGCTTGAAGCTTTGTGGCAGCTTGGTCATTGCGAAATTGGTGCCGTTACCTTTGAGTCTGCCGCTTATGTGGCGCGGTACTGTATGAAGAAGATTACTGGAGATGCTGCGGAAGCTCATTATTCTTATGTTGACGAGGATACCGGAGAGGTTTGTCGGCGGGAGCCGGAGTTTTGCCATATGTCGTTGAAGCCAGGTATTGGCGCTCGCTGGTTGGAGAAGTATCAATCGGATGTTTATCCGGCTGGCGAGATGGTTGTTCGTGGTGTTAAGTCTAAGTCTCCGCGTTATTATGACAAGCTATATCGTCGTGTTGATCGTGTTGAACACGATTATATGAAGTCTGAGCGTGCTGCTAACATTATGCCCGCTCAGCATGCCGAGGGTTCGGAGTCTCGGCTTAAGGTTCGTGAGGCTGTTGCATTGGCTCGTGTTTCGTCTTTGAAGCGTAATAATTTTTAAGGAGTTTTTACCATGATGCATCGCAATCGTTCTGTAAATGTCCATCAGTTCGCGATGGTTCCGTCTCCTGATGTTCCGCGTTCGTCGTTTGATATGGAGACTACTCATAAAACGACGTTCGACGCCGGCTATCTTGTGCCGGTTTATGTTGATGAAGTACTCCCGGGTGATACTTTCAAGTTGTCGATGACGGCGTTTGCTCGTCTTGCTACTCCGATTTTTCCGGTTATGGATAATCTGCATCTGGATTCGTTCTTCTTTTTTGTTCCCAATCGCCTTGTTTGGTCGAATTGGCAGAAGTTTATGGGTCAGCAGGATAATCCCGGTGATTCTATTAGTTTCGTGATTCCGCAACAGGTCTCGCCGACTGGCGGGTATGCGGTTAATTCGCTGCAGGATTATTTCGGTTTGCCCACTGTAGGTCAGGTTGTTGCCGGTAATACGGTTAGTCACAATGCGTTGCCGTTGCGTGCTTATAATCTCATTTGGAATGAATGGTTTCGTGACGAGAACTTACAGAATTCTGTTGTTGTTGATAAGGGTGATGGTCCCGACACGGTAGCGCACTATACGTTGCTTCGTCGTGGGAAGCGCCACGATTATTTTACGTCCTGCTTGCCGTGGCCTCAGAAGGGCGCGTCTGTTGTTCTTCCGTTGGGTACGTCTGCGCCTATTAAAACGTCTGCGAGTCAGGTTGTTACTGGTGCTCAGCAGGGTATGACGGTTCGAAAGGCTTCTGATGGTTCTACTCCCGGCGGTGATGTTTATGCGAGTGTTTCCTCTGGCGGCGGATTCGGTCAGTCGAATCAGGTTGGTACTTTTTCTGCGGCGCTTTATCCGTCTAACTTGTATGCGGATTTGTCGCAGGCGACTGCAGCTACAATTAATCAGTTGCGTCAATCGTTTCAGATTCAGAAGTTGCTTGAGCGTGATGCTCGCGGTGGTACTCGTTACACTGAGATCATTCGTGCTCATTTCGGTGTTATGTCGCCTGACGCTCGTCTACAGCGTCCGGAATATCTAGGCGGCGGTTCTGTTCCTATTGTTGTTAATCCCGTTGCTCAGACGTCTGGTACTTCTGCTACCGGCACGACCACGCCGCTTGGTAATTTGGCTGCCGTTGGTACGTCGCTTGCTAACGGTCATGGCTTTACGCAGTCTTTCACTGAACACGGTTACGTTATTGGTCTTGTTTCTGTTCGTGCTGATCTGACCTATCAGCAAGGTATCCGTAAGATGTGGTCGCGTTCTACGCGGTATGATTTCTATTTCCCGGCGTTTGCGATGCTTGGTGAACAGTCCGTGCTGAATAAGGAGATTTATTGTGATGGTTCCGCAAATGATTCTAACGTTTTCGGTTATCAGGAGCGTTGGGCTGAGTATCGGTACCATCCTAGCCGTATTAGTGGTCTTTTTAAATCTACTAGTGCTGGCACTATTGACGGATGGCACTTGGCTCAAAAATTCACCACTTTGCCAACTCTTTCTAGCTCTTTTATCGCTGATACTCCTCCTGTTAGCCGCGTGGTTGCTGTAGGTGCTGCTGCTAACGGTCAACAGTTTATTATGGATACGTTCTTCAAGATTCGTGCTACGCGTCCGCTTCCGATGTATTCGGTCCCGGGTCTTATTGATCACTTTTAAGGAGTTATCATGGGTTGGTTGGAAGCTGGTGCTTCGCTTATTGGCGGCCTTCTTGGTGCTAAAGGTCAGCAGGATACTAATTCAGCGAATGCGGCTATGGCGCAGGCGCAGATGGATTTTCAGGAGCGAATGTCTAATACGGCCTATCAACGGGCCGTTAAGGATATGGAGGCTGCTGGATTGAATCCGATGCTTGCGTATGCGAATGGTGGTGCCTCTACGCCCGCGGGTTCTACTGCGGTAATGGGTAATAAGGCGCTTGCGGGTGTTCAAGGCGCCCAGGCATCGTTACAGTCGGCTAATATGGCGGCTCAGAATGATTTGCTTGAGGCTCAGACCGACAAGACTCGTGCTGAGAAGGCGCTTGTTGAGGCTCAAACTGCTACCTCTACTTCGTCTGCTGGTCATTTGGATGCGCAAGCCGCTCAGATTCGCCAGAATATGACGTTGTTTGACGCGCAGCGTGAAAAATTGGTGTCCGAGATTCAGAGCCTTAATTTGCGTAACGATATTTCGACCACTGAGAAGCACTTTCGCATTAATACGTTGCAGTCGATGATTGACGAGGTTAATGCGAATGCTCGTGCTGCGGGCCATAAGGCCACGTTACTTGGGCTTGAAATTCCGGAGTCTAAGGCTCGTGCGGATTATTGGAGTAGTTCTGTTGGTAAGGCGTCGCCTTACATTGATCTTGGCGCTCGTAGTTTGGGCGCTGTTTCTTCGTCTGCTTATCGTCTTAACGCTATGAAATGAGGATTATTATGAATGCGCCTTTTGTTCGTTCGCCGTACAACTATGACCGCGATGCGGTCTCTGATGAAACCGGTTTGGATTGTTCTGATGATCCTTCGCTTACTAAACAATCGTTTAAGGACGAGTGTGACATTAATACGATCGTCCGGAATTTTGGTGTTACTGGGGAATTGCCTGATAATATTCGTCCTCCTCAGTATGGTGATTTTACTGGCATCTTTGACTATCAGTCCGCTTTGAATGCTGTTATCGCTGCGGATGATGCGTTTATGGAGATGGATGCCAAGATT